TTAGACCGCTTGTAAATGGTTTTCGTAAGCCTGCAAGGTATTTTGCATTAACATTGCTACAGTCATTGGCCCAACGCCACCTGGTACAGGCGTAATAAATGATGCTTTTTGTGAGGCAACAGAATATTCCACATCACCTTTTAGCTTGCCCCCTTCACTACGATTAATCCCAACATCAATCACTATCGCACCTTCTTTAATCCAATCTCCAGGGATAAACTCAGGCTTTCCAACTGCCACCACTAGAATATCCGCTTGATGTATATGGCTTTTTAAGTCTTTTGTAAAACGATGGGTTACAGTAACGGTACAGCCTGCAAGTAGCAATTCTAATGCCATTGGCCGCCCCACAATATTAGAAGCCCCCACAATCACAGCGTGCTGACCATATAAATCCACACCCGTTGCTTCAAGTAATTTCATTACACCATAAGGAGTGCAAGAACGCAAAAGTGGAATACGTTGAGCTAAACGCCCTACATTATAAGGGTGAAATCCATCCACATCTTTATGTGGTGCAATTGCTTCTATCACTTTAGTTGAATCAATTTGTTTTGGTAAAGGTAATTGCACTAAAATACCATCAATACTATCATCTTGATTAAGCCTATCAATGAGCGAAAGCAGCTCCGCTTCGGTTGTTTCTACAGGCAAATCATAAGATTTAGATTCAATGCCAATTTCTGCACAACTTTTACGTTTACTTCCAACATAAACTTGAGAAGCAGGATCAGCCCCAACTAAAATAACCGCAAGCCCAGGCTTACGCTTGCCTTGTTCAATATATTGAGTAATTTTCTCACTAATATCTTTTTTTATTTTTGAGGCAATTTCACTCCCCGATATAATCTGTGCAGCCATTTTTCTCTCCCGAACATTAATTAGCGAAAACGTTTGCTATTTTCTCAAAAAAATCCTATTTTGATAAGTCAATTTTACAAACAGCGGATAAACTTCAATCATTTAATCACACTTTAACAAAAAAAGATTGACTGTTGAGTAAAGAAATTTATAATCACTGCATCATTTTTCGGCGAGTAGCGCAGCTTGGTAGCGCAACTGGTTTGGGACCAGTGGGTCGTAGGTTCAAATCCTATCTCGCCGACCACTTCTTTTTCTCATTGCGCCCTTAGCTCAGCTGGATAGAGCAACGCCCTTCTAAGGCGTGGGTCAAAGGTTCGAATCCTTTAGGGCGTGCCATTAATTATCCTTATATTTCAAATAGTTACATTTAAATATCAGCTACTAATTTTCTATGTCAAAAATACTTTGTGACTAATTTGTGACTAGAATTTGACTGAGTTAGCGTGGTTGAGTAAATGGTCTGCATTAAGATGAGCATATTTCTTTACCATCTCTAATGTTTCCCAGCCACCTAATTCTTTTAAGGTAAATAAGGGCGTTCCAGCCTGAACGTGCCAACTAGCCCAAGTATGCCTTAAATCATGGAAATGGAAATCAACCAATAAACATTTTTCAGTTGCTTTGTTAAATATTTTGCGGTTGATATCTTGTAATGGCTGCCCTTTACTTCCTACAAAAACATATTTAGGATTTTTCCCTCTCTGCTTTTGTAGTAATTCAATTGCATCATCATTAAGTAAAAGCGATCTCTCTTTTTCAGATTTGGCAATATCATTCGAAACAATCGCTACTTTACGGATAAAATCTATTTTATCCCAAGTCATAGAAAGTATTTCTGTTCGCCTTGCTCCTGTTAATAAAGCAAAAGAGCAGATAGTTTTCATCCAATCAGTACTAATATTATCAATAAACTGCTTGGCTTGTTCTTTGGTAATCCAACGAACCCGAATCGGTGGCTCTTTCTTTTTGGGGATAAACGGCATTTTATCAATATATCCTGCCTGATAAGCTAATTTTAAGATTCGCATTATAGACGTTCTATATTTATTCTTAGTAGAATTTGTCAATGGCGTACCTTTTAACATATGCCTTTCTGGAATTGCCTCCAGTATTTCATCACTTGTTAAAGAACTTAGGATTCGACCAGCAAAAATATTTCGATAATAAATTGCGTGCCGTTTTTTGGTTGATGTATCCTCTTTTCCTTCCGCATCCTTTAGAAATAAAACCAATGCGTTTTCAAAGAGATAATCAGGTTTTTGATCTAGCTTATCAATTTGCCACAATTGAGCTTTTAATTTATCGTGGTATTGTTGAGCTTCTTTTTTTACAGTTGTTTTAATAGTGCGTCTAATTCTCTCTCCACTAGGGGTGTAGAGGTCAATGTAATAGACGTCACCTCTTTTTCTGATCGGCATAATTTTTCCTCTCCGACCGATAGAGCAAGCCCACGGTCATTATTAGATCGTTTTTTCAACAAATCAAGATTTGATTTATCAACTCGCCATAATCTGGAGCCATCCATTTGGTAAAATCCCCATCTATGTCGATTATTGAAAACAGTCCAATAGGATACATTAAGGATATTTGCCACTTGTTTAATGCTTAATGTTTCCACATTATTCTCCAATAAAAAATCCCTCGTTTAGAGGGATTAGGGTAAATATTCACAAAGATAATTTAATGTATTTTGTAATCTATCCACCCAACATTGGATTCGGGCATTCCCAAATATAATCATCAAATTGAATTTCTCTTGATAAAGTCAATTCGCCTCTGATTATTTCAACCTCGCAATTAAATTGCATTCCTCTCTCGTAGCCATAAAATCGGAAATCAACATTGAATTGCTGACTGAGTGCCTTAAATTCATCAATGGATAGCCCCCAAGCATGTTCTGTTGGTAAAATTGCCGACATTATCAGGATAGAAATCTTGCGTATAAATATCAGGAATAAAGCAGCGATAAGTACCTTTTAAATGCCCTCCAACATCTATTAGCTCTAGACTATCATCACTTCTAATCACTTTCCCACCTTGATAAATGCAATATTCAAGGCATTTTTGTACATCATCAATATGACCTCTAATTTTGAGGTCACCTTCGCACCAGTTTGGCATTTTTCCTCCAAAAAATAACCGCTTGTAGTAGTTACAAGCGGTTAGTTATCAAGTATTCATTACTCAAGGTTAAAATTTATAAACCAAATTATCTTCATAGGTAGATTGATAATTTAGACTAGCTTTAACTTTAATCCATTTCGCATTCTCAAAGGCTTGCCAGTTGTCTTTCTTCTCACTAACCATAAAATCTACAAACCTCACAAATTCACTTTTTGTTGAACTAAAAAAGATATAAGGCACTTTAGTTAAATTGATTAATCTTAAAAAATCGATTAAATCAAAATAAGTCGCTTGCTTATAGCTTTCTTGGCGAGTACAAAGATATGGTGGATCAAGTAATAACAGCACCTTATCTTTATGCTGAAAACGTGGTAATAGCTTATGAAAACTTTCGTGAGTAATTTCTAACCCATCTAAATAGCCATCAGCACTTGGATAATCAGTTTGCCGAATGCTATTCCAAAAGATTTTGTTAAATAAATTCTCCAAACTATTAATTTGCTGACCGCTAAATAAAAGCCAAGAAGCCACACAATTTACATCAATATATCCATCAAAAGATTGAATAGCATTGATGATTTTAGCTTTCTTATCAGGGTCTAACCGCTTGTTTTTAGGCGTAGCTTCCCCAATAATGTCATAAATTTGCTTTCGTAACCTATTCGTATCAGGAATATGCTTTAGCCGCTCCGCATATCCATCATAATCATTGTAGATAACGTGAGCTTTGGGTTTGATATGTTTGGCGGTATGGGCTAATAAACCGCTACCACCAAATACATCAATGATTGTCCAACCTTGACCTTCGTCTGGAATATTCTCATTTAAAATTTGAGAAACTTGGGTTAGAAACATTCGTTTCTGACCTACAAAAGGAAGTGGGGCTTGTTTAAAGATTTGTTTTGCCATAGTTTTCTCCTATGGCGTTCGGGCGTTCTTAACGCTCAGACACTCAATTCAGTTAAATTTATTGATTGATTTACAACGTACACATTTAATTTCTAAATGTTGTACATCTTTCGCTTTTGCCAATAATTTTTGGCAATACTTACAGCGGATCTCAATTAATCTTAATGATTGCATATAAATACACTTTTACTTCATTTTTTGATAAAATTCCGCCTACCTAGCTAGGTGGCGGCGTATGGCTATATGCAAGTGTGCTTTGCGTAGCTGGCATTTTAAGTGTTACCGCACTTATAATGCCGCCGTTTTTAACTCATTTGTCCTTGTTCTTTCAGAATATCTGGCACTTCAACAATTTTCAGTTGCTCAGGTTTTACTCCTTTATATTTAACCCAATATTGGCAGATTTCGATTGCTTCTCCATTCGTTACTGTATCTCTAGTCTCCATTGCGACCTGCCATTCACGACTAAATTGGCATTCAAGTACGACATAACGTTTACCATCTATTACTTGGAGTTCATTTCTAAACATTTCTCCCCCGCTCAATTAGCCAAAGCTTTATAGCAAAAATCATTTCATCTTCTAATAATTTTTGATGGCTTAGCTGTTCTAACAATGTCAACAATCTGATGACTGTCAGGAGATAAGCTAATAATAACGAATAGTCCATTTGTTCGATCCATAAAAAACAGTACATAAGTGCAGTATTATTTATTAATTGGCGGTAGATAATTTCAATGGCGAGTTTTTTCATACATTCTGGCAGATAAAAATATTCCTACCATCGATATAAGCATTCCCATTCTATCTACCTGTTCAATGTTAATCACTAAAACAGCCGTATTTATCATAAGAAAAGACAACCAAAGAGTAGAAGAATTTATAATTTTCTCAAACATTTCCACCTCAAGTTATTAAGTATTGCAGGCATTACCTTTCAAAGCCTCCAACACAGCAACCGCCTCTTCTTTGGTATTAAACTCCAAGTCAAGCCGCCAAATAGAACCTTTATCAAGGTGGGCTTCAGGATAAATGCTATCTGTTAATGGTTTTGGTAAATCTTTGGTATTGTCTGATGATTGAGGGGTATAAATACCGCCACCTAAGAGGGCATAGCCTGCTGAGTCTTGCCAATTATCTTGATGGTTTGCTCCCTTATTTAAAATGCGAGAGGCTTTGAATAGCAGCATTTCAACAGATGTTCGTTGTCTCCAGTTGAGTTTTGTTGCGTGTGGATCGCTTACTTCACGGAAACCGCCATAAATCTGTGTGAAAGTGTCATAACTTCCGTGTTGTTGTTCACGTTCATCTAAAATATCTTGGGTTGTTTTCATAGAATGTTTTCCTTTAAAGTTCGCTTATCTTTCTAGTAATCCAAATAATTGCTTGAATACACCACATGAATTGGTAACTAAGCACGTTAAAATCATTAATATCAAATTCATCAAAAATTTCCCATTCGTCGGAGCTTAGCTCATATAAGAATCGTTCAACCTCAATTTGAGAACTAAAATCTATACTTTCGATTTTATCTCGCAATTCATCTAGTATTTCTTCTTGAGAGTCATCAAATTCTCTATCTTCCATATAGCTTTTAAATAGTCCCTCAACCATTTCTTGAGCTTGATTTGCGTCAAAAATATGTGTGCGGAAATTTATATCCTCCGCAAGAACTTTGCTTGCCATATAATGCAAACTAAAAGCAGATTGGTTTTTCAGGAAAAATTTATAAGGGTCTAATAGCCCACCAAGAACAAAACTGCCCATATCACCAGTGATAATGACTCGGCTTGATTGGTAAATGACAGTAAATGCCAAATGGCAACCTTCGTTAGGAATTGCCGCCTGAAAAACTTTAGTATCATCATTGTTTTGAATAACGGTAATTTCGTGATTTTTCACGCTATCTAGAAATTTTTCTGAGAACATTGCTATATCCTTTTAATAACCGCTTGTATTCAACAAGCGGTCAATTTTTGTCAAAAACTTACAAGTAAACTTATAAGCTAACTTACAAGCTAGATCTCAATCGTACCGATATTGACCTTGATTTGCGTATCAACTAATTCATCAGCTAGCTTTTCAGCAAACTCGGTAGCAATCGCTTCTTCTAGCTGTTCAGCCTGCAATAAACGAGCAACTAATACAGGCTCTCCGCTACCTGTTAGCACCTGCACACGCAGGGTAAAAGAACGAGTACCTAACCCGTTGTATGGGTTGCAGGTAAATACAAGATGAGTTGGTAGCTGTAACGTAGATTTTGCCTCTACAGATTCCATTGCTGATTTCTTGGCGGCAAAATCACTTAGCTCGTGTTCTTCGTTGCGAGCGTAGTCAATAGTCATCTTACGCACGGCTTGTACGGCATTTTTAATGCTGATTTCGTCATCGTGGTGGTAAGCATTTAAGTAAATGCCCCAATCTTCAATGAAATCTGAAAACTCACGCTGTGAACAGCGTGTACCGTTAATTTCACATAAGGACTTGTAAGCAGCGGTTTTCTTCATTACCAACTTCGCACGGTGTTTGGCGTGTCCTGCTTTTTCGGTATTACCCATATCAAATACCACTTCTGCACTCATTCTTTCTTGGTCGATAAAACATTGTGCGTTTTCTTGGGTATTGGCTTTGGCATATTCAATCAGGCTGCCGAAACGTTGCGTATAAAACGCTGCACGGAATTGATTACGATGTGCTTGGAAAGGTTCTAAATTTTGTAATTTAATGCCCTCTGGGAGCATTACTGAACCAAAATCAGTTTGAACCTCTTTAGTCGCAGCTACAGCAAGAGCGGAGATTTGTTGAATAGTCGATTGATCCATTTTTAAGTTCCTTTTTGTTTGAGTAAAAAAATAAAGCCACGCATTAACGTGGCTTGGGGAAATGATTATGCAGCAGCTTTAGATAGAGCCTTTAAACCGCTAGGGCTTTCTTTTACTGCCGTTTCTGTTTTTTCAGGTGTAGCAGATAATGCCCCACCTTTATGAACATACATTGGTGTGGCGGTCGTATCTTCTTCCGCTGATTTACCACGCTTGGTCGGTTTGACATAGCTCAATTTGTGCTGAATTTGAACAGATGGGCTGTCGCTATCCATTTTGTCTAAGCTAAATTCAACTGTTACTTTCCCTTTCTTATCGTGGGTTAACACGCCTAACGCCACTTCTGAAAGAGCTGTAGCCAGTTTGTCTTTGAAAATACCGCAATCTAATTCATCTAAGAATTCAGGTACGTTTGTTTTTGCCATTTTCAGTTCTCCTAATTAGGGTTAATTAAAATTGTTAAAACGGAATATCATCATCAAAATCTCGTGATTCCGAATCCGTCATTACTTGGTTATAGGGGTTGCTTGGCGGTGGATTGCCGGGCGGTTCGGTCGCCCAATTATTATTGCCGTTACCACCGTTCGGGCTGCCGAGCATTTGTAACTGGTCGGCGATGATTTCGGTTGTCCAGCGGTCTGTGCCGTCTTGGGCTTGCCATTTGCGAGTGCGTAGCTTGCCTTCAACATAGACTTGTGAGCCTTTTTTCAGGTATTTGCCGATAATGTCAGCTAAATTCCGAAAGGCGATAATGCTATGCCACTCCGTCGCTTGCTTTTTCTCGCCCGATACTTTATCTGTCCATTCGGTCGAAGTTGCTATGCTGATTTTGGCGGTTGGGTCGCCGTTTGGTAGTGTTCGTAATTCCGGGTCGCTACCTAATCGACCAAGAATGATTACTTTATTAATTCCACTCATTGTTATTCCCTTTTATCGTTGTACTAATTTAATATGTTCTGTTACCTTAAACTCGCACGTTTCCGGCTTACAGTTGCCGGTAGGTACGATTTGTTCGCTATCGCTGCATTGCATTAGGAGGCTAATTGCAGTCAAGCCAAGTAACGCAGCTAATCCGTATCGTATGTGCTTAATCATTTAACACTCCATTCTTTTTTGTTTTTGCAAAAACATCATCTTGTTAAATTCCACAAAAGCAGATGGTGGCAGTTCGTCTTTTTGGCGACGTTCTGCTTTCAGCTCTTCGTACTGATGTTCGGAAAGGAGGTAATAAGGCTTTTCTTTAGCATCCTTAATAAACTTCAAAACCTCACTTTTATTCCATTGATGGACTAATCTTCTGTCTTTGCTATTTGGTCGCCTTGCCATTTGGGATTTCGGAAAGAACGGTCGCCGTTTTCTACGGTCGTCACTTATCCAACCATAGAGATTTGTTGCTGACATATCTAATAACTTTGCCACTTCTGCCGAGCCGATAAATTCTGTTTTAGCCATTTTTACCACCACAATATTGATTACCGTTATCTTCCACTTTCCACATACCTTGGTTACGCTCACATTTGTAACGCTCAAGCTGTACGTGGTCGTCATAGTCCATTCGCCCGACAAAGCCTAATATCAAAATTATCAAGGCGATTGGGGTAAGTTGTTTAATTTTGTTCATAGGATTGTCCTTTTGTTGAAAAAAAGCCCACGTTTTACGGTGGGCAAATGGAGCGACTTGCGTCTAGTTGTGGGTATTCCGAAACACACTTGGTGAAATGTGCTTTGGAATAAGTGCCTTTCTTTATAAAAGTAGTTTTGAATGGTGGCTTGTCTCTCCAAGCCGTCACGCACTTTTAGCGGCGTTGGCTAGTAATGCTAATTTTTACTTGTTAGCTACAAGATCGGCTTTCGCCAATTCTGTGAATGTGTCCCTACGTTCGCCATTTCGGTCACATTCCGCTTGCCCAAGATATTGAGTGCCAGTGTTGCCTTTTCAGCTCTTTACGCCTTGCGAGAGTACTGCCTAAGCTATTCAATCCCTCTTTGATTGAACGCTGAAATTTGTATCTCAGGGTCTAACTAACCTTTCCCGTTTAACTCGAGGTTATTAACACTCATCTCTACAAGCACCAAATTGTTAAAGAACACCCCACAATCTCTACTTATCTCTCGGCTCACGCCTGCTATGTGGGTTAGGTTTAGAACCTTTATTCAAGCCCTCCGTAAAGGGCTTTGATAAAAATTCTTAGCGGGTGAACTTTCTCATAATGAAATTCGCACGCTCTGGAGTCATTTTTTTGTTAACTTGTCTAATTTCGCATTTGCTGTAATCATCAGCGTACTCTCTTGTTTCGATCACACAGTTTAGGTCGTCATCAATAAATGCTGATATACATTTACCGCCGTCTAACTCATAGGTCTTAAGATGTTTAAACTGTGGCTGATAATGGAATGAGGTTTGGTCTACATATATTTTCTCAGTCATTTTGGTTACCTCTGTGTTTTTCGTTTTAAGCCTTAGCTCGTTTTGATATAATCAATAATATCTTTTTGATACCTATTGATCAATATCTTTTTGATATTTAAATTTGATTTTTTGATAGATATTATTTATATCTATTTGAAACATAAAGAAATTTCTTTTTAGAGAGGTTGTTTGGTTGCTTGTTTTTTGTCCTGCTGATATAGGGGAGTTCTGGAATTATGTGTGGGTAATTCGGAGTAGGTACAGATTTTGGAAGAATATTAGCTATATCTTTGATGAGAATAGAGACAATACATATGTGATTTTGCAGCAGACTTTATTATCGTTATCTTATATAATGAGGGAAATTTTCCTGCAGAACATCAAGAATGAAAACTTATATTAGACAAATTAAAAAGGCGATAAATGCTCATATTGAAAGTAATATTAGAATCAAAGAAAGCTATATTGCAGAGAGTAGTAATACTATAGCAAATTATTTACCTGCAGAATTACGTAAGAAATTAGGGGCTTTTTTTACTGACACTCAGCTTTCGGAGAAAGCTATTCGGTATTTTCAGCAAGCTATTACTGCAGAATCAGTTGTGCTAGATCCTAATTGTGGTATTGGTAACCTCCTACTTGAGAGCTCTCGTCAATTAGGAGTTTATTCTCACTTATCGGATACACTCAAGACATGGGGCCGAGTGTTGCGTGGCTTTGATATCCAAGAGGATTTTATTGAACTGACAAAGTTACGTTTAATTATGGCTGCACTAATTCGTGGAGTGAAAGCAGACTGCAGTCTTGAACAGGCAATGAGCTATTTCAAATATATTATCCAACAAGACTCCCTGACAGTTTCAGCACTTTATCTTAATTCTGTGACACATCTATTTATGAATCCACCATTTATCGCAATACAGTCACCAAAACGCGATTATTGGAGAAAAGGTAAGACTAATTCTGCTGCTGTCTTCTTCGATTATTATCTTAGAAATGTGCCCGATAAATGTAATGTTGTCGCAATATTGCCAGATGTCTTGCGTTCTGGTTCAAGGTTCAAGCATTTTCGTGATTTTGTTTCAGAAAATCTGCGGGGGAGATGTGATATCATAGGTCGTTTTTCTGATACTGTAGATGTAGATATTTTTATATTATCAGGACAAAAATGTAAAGATAAGCAAGATATTATATGGTCGACTCAATATATCAATAGTAATAATCTAGGTGAACAGTATGATGTTTGTATTGGACCTCTCGTAGCTTATCGAGATAAGATAGAAGGAAATACATATCCTTATTTTCATCCTAAAAATTGCAAAACTTGGGGAGTTATTACTGCAGTATCTGAAACACGGGAATTTAATGGCAAAGTTATTCAACCACCTTGTGTTTTAATTAAACGCACCTCAAGTCCTTCTGATAAATACAGGGCAGCTGCAACATTGATTAATTTAAAACAACCTATAGCAGTAGAGAATCATTTGATTGTTGTTACGCCTAAAGATAAGAGTCTAAAAGGATGCAAAAGATTATTGAAAATGCTTGCAAGACCAGAAGTAAATCAGTTTCTTAACGAACAGATCCGTTTAAGGCATTTAACTGTTGGTGTAATAAAATCTATTCCAATTTATTAATTTTGAGATAGCGTTCATTTTGTACGCTATCTAATACATAATCATCAAACTCTTGAATCATGTTAAGTAAATTTTCTTTGATTTGTGTGTAAACATTTTCTAGATTGTGTTTATACATAGCTGCTTTATCACCATGAGAAATAGCATTTCTTGCAGCTAATAGCTGTTCATCAATAAACGTCTTATAAGAATCAAAGAGATTAGTATCGAAACCAAGTTGCATTAGAATTTCGGTAGTAATATCGGAATCTAAATTCGATTTGGTCGAGATAGTCTTTTTGCTATTTACTTTGAATAAAAGTGTATGGTTTTGGAAAAAATCATGTAGCAATTTTTGTGATCTAATATTCTGAATAGTCAGAGTCTGATTACTAAAATGTGCGGGTAGAAATATTTGCTTAAAATTTTCAGTCAAATCTCCTACAGGTATATTTTGCTCATTGACATATTCGATGTATTTTATTGCTGAGTATTTAATATGACCTTCCCAATGCGAGTATAGAAGTGCAATACTCGCTTTTAACAGAATATCTCTTTGGTAAACTGATAATTCATTATTTTGTAGCAGAAATCCTAATTCAGAAAATTCCCGCTTGCGCCATGTTAAATCATTATTTATTTTATTTTCTAGTTTTTCGTATGTCATTATTGCAGCTTAACTATAATTAGTTGTAAATAATGTTTTGCCCTGTAGTACCATCTCTTTCATTCTATCAAGTGGGCGCATATTTCTCTCAAGTGTTGGGTCTTCTGATATTAATTCAGCTCTAAACTTCTTAAAATCTTTAATTTGTGTTGCTGGCATAGATTGATGACCATTCTTAATAGCTGATGATACACCACTTACTAATACTTCAAAAATCGGCATGGAGACTGCCCCTGTATAATCTTGCTTAGTTTGGTTATATTTCTTAAAAGCTTTTTCACCAAATTGAGAATTTAAGTATTTAAATGTTTCGATAAAGATCTTTTCTTCAAATGCATAATCGAATGTATCGGTAAATATATGAGTTACCACTTGATCTAAATATGGAGAAACATCACTATGCTGAGAGATTAAATTTTCCATTTCAATATGACGTAAAGCTAAATAGCGTACTACTAATTCATTATAATAGCTTTCCTCTTTTTGCTTTTGAGAGATTGGTAAGGTTTCCATAAAATCAGTATTTTGTGCTAATTGCTCAATCCAGTGCTGTGCTTCTGGATTTACCATTAAAAGCAAGGCATTACGCACTTCTTGCGAACTTAATTCTGAACCACCTGTATTTAGACGTTGAAAAATCTCGTATTTTGTATCTTTTTGGCTTTCACGCTGCACAATTTTAATATCAATCTTTTCTCGCTTAAATATGCGTTGAATATTGAGGTTTATAATGTTTTCACCGTCATTTTCGGAGGTCCCCCAGCATTTATCCTGCAAGCTTGGTAAATACTTTGTACCTTTGAGTTTCATTGGAGCACATAATTGACCATCTTTGTTTCTCATTTTTCCCATAAAGGAGAGAATAGTTGATACACGTTGTAAACCATCAACTAATTCCCATATGCCGTCTTCACGTTGAGAAACGAAAATAGATGGAATAGGGATACCAAGTAATATGGATTCAATAAAATTACTTTGTTGTTCTAACGACCAGCGGAAAAGCCGTTGAAATTCAGGGTGTATTTCTAACTCGCCATCATCATACATGCTCACTAATTCTCCAATTGACATTGGGTAAGAATCGGTTTTTACATTTAAGCGAGCTTTATCTAATTCAATTTGTAATTTGTCTTTATACATTTTTTATTTCTCTAGAAAACAATAACGGATTATCCAATAAAATTCAGCTGCTGGCTTTGATGGACTTTTACTCTAGCGTGAATAAATAATTGATCTTGATTTTCTTCTGTTATGCTCCACTTTTCATATAGCTTGTTATCTGAAATAACCAATAATTGGTCACCAGTATTTTGTAGTCTCTTAACATACAAATGACCTTTATATGTAAATACATAAACGCCATCACCGTTAAACTCATTTATACTAATATCAACGAAAAGCATATCACCAGATGAAAATGTCGGGTACATAGAATCACCACTCAAATTAATGATTCTAATGTATTGAGGCGCCATATTACGAAATAGCGAATAAAATTGCTCCGGTACATAACGCATTTGATTGACTACTTCAACTAACTCACTACTTGAGCCAAAACCTGCACTAGCACTTACATCTAATACATCAATGGTGACAAAATCATTTACATCTTGGCCCTGCAATTCCTTATTATCATTTGAATTGATAACGGTAGATTTCTCTGTATGCACCTGATCTAACCAACCTCTAGGTTTATTCATACCATCTTCCAACTTCGCGGCAATTTTGTCACCAATGCCTTTTGGCTTACCGTTCTGAATTGCATTTTTATTTTTTATCTGCCTTAAATAATTAGCAGTGACACCTGTCTTTTCTTCTAGCCTTGGAACACTCCCAGCCTCTTCAATCAAGAGTAAGAAATTAGCATATCTGTTTTCTTTTACTGTATTCATAACAATCTCCATACTTTTATCATTTTAATATCAAATTGATATCAAATCATTTTATATTTAGATATTGATTAGGTGTTGGCATTAAGATGTCATTTAGATACTATTTGAATTTAAGGATAGTAAATGCAATTACAAGAATATTTAAATAAATGCGGGCGAGGAGAAATAGCTCGTTTAGCTAAAGCAATACAAATTGCTCCCCCTATAGTTTCATTTTGGGCAACAGGCAAACGCCAAGTACCTGCTGAGCGTTGTCCTGAAATTGAGAAATTTACGGAAGGGAAAGTAACCTGTGAAGAATTGCGCCCTGATGTGAATTGGGCTGTTTTACGAAATTCAGGCAAATAAAAAACCACCGCTGGAACGGTGGCTCTTTAAAACTAAACAACGAAAGGTATTTTCGATGACTCAATTATTAAACATTTCACATCAAAAATCAACTCTCACAATGAGTAGTAGGGAAATTGCTCAAATTACGGAGAGTAGGCATTCTGATGTTTGCGTATCTATAGACCGTTTAATGAAAAAAGGGGTTATTGGGGGGTATCAGGCAATGCCGTACACCCACCCACAGAACGGTCAAATCTATTATGAGTACCATATTAATAAACGTGATACCTATGTGATTGTGGCTCAGCTTTCCCCTGCTTTTACTGCTCGTTTGGTTGATCGTTGGCAAGAATTGGAAAGCAGACAAGGTATTCCACAATCTTTCTCACAAGCTCTACGGTTGGCGGCAGAGCAACAAGAAGTGATTGAGCAGCAGAATCATCAATTAGCCATTCAAGCCCCGAAAGTCGCATTTGTGGAGCATTATGTTGAGGTGGGAACGACTAAATCATTGCGAGAAACCGCCAAGATACTCAATTTCCCGGAAAAGCGGTTGATTGAGTGTTTAGAACGAGATCGAGTTCTTTATCGCCAATCAGGAAACCTACTCCCTTATCAAGATAAGCAGGCTAAACAGCTTTTTGCAGTAAAAACCGGCACGGCAGAACACGGTCATAATTTTACCCAAACGAGAGTAACCGCCAAAGGGATTGAATGGATCGCTCAACGTTACACATCGGAGTTAGGACAATGAGATTCACATCAACCATAAACAACGTCCGCTTAGTAGAGTGGGAAATCAACATCACGCAGGGGGCATTGGTAGATTTAATCAATCAAGCCTCCAGTTAGGCAAAAGCGGTGGTTATTGACGGCATAACCTATTACTGGATGTCATTTAGCAAAGTGTGCGAAGAATTACCTGCGGTTTTTAGCAAAGAAGATACGGTTTACCGCCAATATAAAGTGTTGAAAGAGAAAGGTATTATCGATCATTTCAAAATGGACGGTAAAGATTATGTTCGTTTAACCGAAAAAGGCTGTGAATGGAATAAATTCGAGCCGATCCGAGTGTCGGAAAAAAATCCGAGTATCGGAAATAATTCCGAACAAACTCGGAAAAATATCCGAGAAAGCTCGGAAAAAAATCCGACAAATAATAATACTAATTATAAAAATACTAATGATCATACTTCCCCCCTTAATCCCCCAACGGGGGAGCCTGCTCCTGCAGAAGTTGTGTTGAATTATCTCAATTCGGCTTTGGCAACATTGGCGGTACAGCTTGGCGAGCGTAAGCCTATGGGTTACTCACTCAAGCCGTGGGCGAAAAACATCGCTGCACGCATTCGGGAAAGTTCGGTGGCGGATTGTTGCCAAGTGGTGGACTACCTTGTCGCTAAATGGGGACGAGATGAAAAAATGCGTGAATATCTCTGCCCTAAAACGATTTTTCGCCAATCGAATTTTGCGGATTATCTGCCTAAATCAAAAGCTTGGGCGGACAACGGCAAACCTGTTTTCGTGAATCGAAAGTGGGTTGCACCGGCAGAGCTAGAAAAACGCTTGATTATGCCAACGGTAGAGGAAGTAAAAGCCTTGTTTCATAAATCACTAAGTGGCAATCCGTAAGGCATTGGACTTTACCGACAAACGTAATTTGGTGATGTACCACGCCACCATCAACACAAAAAACAAGCGACCACTTGAGCGAGATTTGCCGATGATTATCAGCCAAGAGATTAAAAATGCCGTTGAGCGTATCGACCGGCTAAAAGTACCGACATTTTCGTAAGGATTAGACAATGACAGATTTTGATAAAGACAGCTACCAAACGCCAAAGTATTTCCGTAATTGGCTAAATCATCGCTATGCGTGGTTTCACATTGACGGTTGTTCTAACGGCAAAAACGCATTGTATAGCTACTGGATTGGCAAAGCGACAGAAGGCTTGGACGAAGACACGCTAAGTGGTCAGATTGCCGAGGATTTCTTGGCAGATAACTTGCTCGATGTGATCTTGGAATGTGTGGCAGATTGGGGCGAATTACTGCGTATTTTCGTGAATCCGCCATACAGCAATCCACTGCCTTTTGTACAACGGGCAGCAGAGCTGAAAAAAGCCGGTCATATTGTGGTAATGCTGTTACCAGCGGATAAGACTACAGAATGGTACACCATTATCCAGCAACACGCTAATGAGGTTATAGACATCATAGGCTATCACGATGAAAAAGGCACTTGGCGGACAGGGCGGATTCAATTTATCAACCCGGTAACAGGTAAACCGGCTCAGGGCAACAATAAAGGCTCGATGGTGGCGGTGTTCGATCCGTTTGTGGAGGGGATAGTTACCCGTCAAATGCCTCTGGATAAGATTAAGGAGCTGGGCGGCTATGAAAAATAACGAAGGCTGGGACGGTTTAGATAAGGCGTATCATTGCCTTAGCCGACATAAAAAGAGATGGGGGCAATAATGGCGGAAGGTTTGCTACTTACCCCTTACTTTCAAACCGAAGTGGGTATTGTGTTTTACAAAGTGCCTAAAGATGTTTCTCCTGCCGCATTCGGTGAGCGGACATTATTGCAACCAGCACCGACTGATTTAGCGACGGTTAAATCAGGTAAGGTTGCAAATTTTTCCGAAAATTCGACCGCTTGTAAAGAGCTAGCAGCATTTGCGAAATCGGAAAACGTGAGAGCCGTATTAAATAAACGTGATAGATATAACAACGAATTTCCGTATATGCGATTTGTGAAATCTATTCAGAATTGCCAATGCCGAGATGGCAAATATTGCCACACGGAAAAAGTGCTGGTAGAGAATAAAAACGGTGCGGTAAATCTCTGTTGGCATCACGACAAAATGCGAATGGACGGTGAAATCCCCAATGAAAAATTAGAAGCATTGGCGGATGAAAACTGGGAAAAATTTATCGCCCAACAAATCCGCTTAACCTTACGCAAAACGCAATCTTCTGCCATTGAATTTGCGGACTTAGTGTTGTTTGCGAGTATCAAAGGTTTGCTTGATGAATTAGACAGCAACGCATTACAGCAGTTTCTCGGCTATCCACCACTGAATAATAGCGGTGTGAGCAAAGAAAGTAATATCGGCTTTGATGATGTGGCGAATGCTCGAGCCAATCTCAAAAAATGGGCTGAAAAGTTAAAACTGAAAGTCGAGCCGGAGCCGTTGGCGGCATTTATGGCAAAACCGAAATTACAGCGGTTCGAGTGGCGGAAGTGGTTGCAGTTTGTAAAAGCACAGCCTTGTATGTGTTGCGGACAACAAGCAGACGACCCACATCATATTATCGGCTATGGCGGAGCGATGGGGAGCAAACAGCACGATTTATTCACTCTGCCCCTATGCCGTATTCATCACGATAAATTGCATCGTAATGTGGGTAAGTTTGAACAAGATTACGGTTCACAGTTGGAATTGTTGATTAAGTTTTTAGATCGAGCGATAGGTTTGGGGGCGTTAGAAATTGATGGTTGAATTAGTGCTGCCCTATCCGCCAAGCGTAAACGACTATTGGCGGTGGGTAAGCAAAACAAGACGAGTGGTGTGTAAACGAGGCAAAGATTATCAATGGGCAACATTTGTTGCAAGCCGAGAGAAACCCTCATTTATCGGACAGGTTGAAATTGAGTGTGATGTTTACTTCCCCGACAACCGAGATCGGGATTTGGATAACTTAGGCAAATGTATTTTAGATTCGTTGGTATATAGCAAAGTCATTGTTGATGACTCCCGGCACTATGTCAAAAAGCTGACATTTGAGGACAAGGGCAATCAAAAAGGCGGTGCGGTAATTGTAAGGATTAAGGAGAGGCTAGATGTTAATTGATATTAAAGGTATTTTACGTTTTTGGGGTTATTCCGCCAACGGCAGGCTCGGCACAGAATTTCCTTGTGTGGCGGCAGGGATGAAACCAGCCGTACCGGCAAGCAACCACCGCATATTGCGTTTAACTGATGAGTCCATTTTTGAAATTGACCGCTGTATCAAGCAGCTTAAGGAACAAGAGCATCAGCAATATGAGGTGCTGATTGGACGATATGCGGCAAGGGTGTCTGATAGACAGATTGAGCAAGTGTTAGGGATTAGCCACGCAACATTTTTACGAGAATTAGCCCAAGCGGAAATGTATGTATTAGGTGTGGTAGTTGGGTTAAAATTGGCGTTGGTGGTTTAAATAATGTGATCTGTATCACAACATTAATTCAATAAATGAGATAAAGTATAAATTCTTTTTTACCTATGAGGATTTTACAAATGAAAAAATTATTCTTATCTTTAATTGTTAATGAATTTACACTAAATTTAAAACAAAAGAGTAATTTAATAATTGAATTACCAACTAGGAGAGGAAATATGCAGTATGAATTTTCTCTAGAACCTAAATTGGATTGGAAACATTTCTAAAGGTATCACGAAGCTAACTGTTTAGTCAAAAAATTTCCCGCCCCTTGACAGCCAAGGGGCTTTATTCTTTACTTCTTGTTATTTATCGCATTAACAATAAAACAGCCTGCACCAATGACAGCAAAGACTAAACCGATAACACAAAACACCGTTGCGTGGGTGCCATTGATGATATAATTATAAGCATCGCCACTAACGTAAGCATTTTTTCTCAGGCTTTCTGCGGTTGAATTATAATAAACGAAAAGTTTATATAGACCCAAGCCAATAGAGAAAAATGCAGCAAGGTAGCTTAGCCATCCCCATGTCAATAGATTAGAATTTTGAGTTTCTAGTTTTTGAATTTGTGCGGTTTCTTCCATTTTCAACTCCTCATATTTAAAAGTAAATTATTGTCCACAACCAATCATTTTCCCTGATGGAGTAACAGTACAACGATTACCATCGCTATCCTCTGAATGACATCCTTTATCATCACACCATGATTTAACCGAATATGAATTCCCCTCACTATCTTGAGAATAACAGGTGTTACCTTTACATCCTGATTCTACCGAGTAATTATTCCCCATAGTATCATAGGATCTTACTTTAGTTGTACCGTCAGATTGTGTAATGGTTTCGGTACAAACTCGATATTCACCTTCTCCAAAACATTCTGTTTTGGCAATAGATGACATTGATAATGCACCCATTAATACAGCTAGGGCAATTTGTACAGATAGTTTTTTCATCAGAATCTCCAAATATCATTTAAATGCTAGATAAATATACTATATATTGAAAAATAAAAATGAGATCTTGACCACAAAAATGAAAAATACTATTATTAATTCATAGGCGTAGAAACCTAAACAAACAGCGGCAATCCGCACCCGTCAGACAAGCGGTTTTTTTTGTGTCTAAATTTTGCGATCTTTTTCCTGCCATTAGAAAAGGATTGTACAGGCTCAATGTCGAGAGGGCGGAGAATACAATACCCATTGGGGAATAATCCCGACCGTCTGTTTGCGGTTTTCTAACCTCTCGGCACCCTATCAAATAGGGTAAAACTTAGAAAAAAACAAACAGGAGCAGACTTATGTCTAATCAATCAAATTACTACTCAAACTCAACTTTCTACATTTAATTTTGAAACTCATTCTATTCGTGTAATTGCAATCAATAATGAACCTTGGTTCTTATCGGTGGATATTTGTAATGCGTTAAATATCGCAAATTCTCGTGATGCGATCAGCAAATTAGACCAAGATGAGTATCAAACATTAAATTTAAAAGATACCGTCGGTTTAACCGACAGTATCGCAAATCAAGTGCAATCAGTCGGGATTGTCAGCGAAAGTGGAATGTACACCCTAATCCTACGCTGCCGTGAAGCTGTGAAAAAAGGCTCAGTACCACATCGTTTCAGAAAATGGGTCACGGCGGAGGTGTTACCCCAAATTCGCAAAACCGGACAATACAGCACACAAACACAATTAACCTTGCCTGATGAACAACTACCACTCTCATTGCGTAAGAAAAAATACGCAAAAGAACTCACGGAAGAGCAATGGCTAAGATTCGCGTCAATGTGGTTTGCACTTTACAACAATTTAGAATTGTTGAGAAAAATTCATAAACCGCTTGAAATGCTTGGTTCACGCCACGGCATAGAAGCCTATACCCACGTAACAGAATACCAAACCACTCTTGGAGCGATGAAAAGGCTTCTTGAACCACTCTTAGAAGAATTTGATGTCGATCCAAAAGAAGAGGCTCACTACCATTTAGCCCTGCAAACTCTACGAACCTATAAACCTAAAGGCTTAGGTGGAATAGTCCGAATTTAATTCGCAAAAAATTAATGAAATCTGACCGCTTGTGAAACATCAAATGGCGGATTTCTACACGTAAAATTTGGTTGAGGTGCAGTATGTTGAAATATATTTTAGTCGGTTTATGCCTTGTTGGTGCGTATGCATTAGACTTAGGCAGTGATTGTGATGGTCGTTATTGTGGCGGTAGTGTTCAACTGGTTAAAAAGTAATTGACAAGTTGCAACTAAAAGTATATCGTTTATGTAATCCTTGCGATTAGTGCAAGTGCATTACGCAACACTATTTTTATAGCCCTGATTGGTTCAGCCAGTCGGGGCTTTTTTATTGCTCTTAATTTGGAGATGGTAAAAAATGCCAGATAAAGATCCGAGTGTATGGCTCATTGTGATTGCATACATTCAACAAAATTATAATGCCATTACGGGGTTCGTAATGGCTTTTTTTATGTCTATGCTTAGGGCGTGGTTTTTACAACAAAAAAGCACTTATCGCCAGCGATTTCTTGATGGTGCAATTTGTGGAGCGTTAACGCTTTCTTGTATGTCTCTATTAACCCATTTTGGGGTCGGCGAAAGTTTATCTACCTTTGCAGGCGGAATGATTGGGTTTGTGGGAGCAGAGAAAATCCGTGAGTTTTTATTTGCTCTTATCCGCAAGAAGATTGAGGTTAATGACATCAATATTGGGAAGCGTGGAGATGAGTAAATACGATTAGTTAGTTTAGTGGTAGATATGGTAAAGAAGGTAACGAATATGACTACATCAAAATCTTTAACTGTAACAGGTTTAACTTATGCTCAAACAAAAGCATTACTTTTGGCATTAGCTAAACGTGAAAGTAACGGCAATTACCAAGCCGAAAATAAATTTGGTTATTTAGGTGCGTATCAATTTGGTGCAGCTGCATTGGTTGATGTTGGCTTAATTAGTCAGGCTAAATACGCTGTAGCAATTAAATCAAAATCAGGTATTGCGAATGGTGCAAATGCAACAAATCATAAAGCTTTTTTAGATGATGATAATAACTGGGTATTGAGTGGTGGAAAGTCTGCTTTTCTTAATGCTCAATCTGTTCAAGATGAAGCTATCGTTAAGCTGATGAATCGCAATGCACGCACAATGACAGTCAAAGGTGTTTATGTTGGTAATGCTGAGCATAAAGCAGGATTACTTATGGCGGCACACTTAAAAGGTGCGGGTAATGCAATCAAGTTTGCTCAAACAGGTATTGCAACAAAAGATGGCTTTGGTACATCAACCAAAGATTATTACGATCTCGGTGCTAAAAGCGTTCGTGGTCTCTAATCGTGGGAGATTGAAGTTTGGGAAAACTTTTCTTACTGTGCGTGATTGGTATTATGGTTGTTTTCTTTGGGTTATTTGGTTGGATTTACTACCAATCCAATAAGATTGACAGCTTGAATACTGAAATCGAAACACATTTAAAAACGATTAGTACACAAAGCAATACCATCACACAACTCAAAGCAGATATTGAACATAACAGACAGCTAACGCTTGAACTAAGTAAAGCTGAATCAGAGGCAAGGAGTAAGACAAATGCAATCATTAAATCTATTCCAAGACAAATCAAAGATAGTGAAGCTTTTAATACCGATGCTCCTAGCGGTGTTATTGAGTTCTTGCATAAGTAGTGAGGCAGAAGTAAAAGCCTGTCCGCAATTACCCATTGCATTAACAGCTCATTTGGATAAAACGCCATTTAGTGGGCGTACTTATGGTGATGTCCTACAGTATGCGGTAATACTCAAACGTGAGCGTGATATGTGTTTGAACCGAATTGATAAGATTCGTGAATGGCAAACAGAAGATTTAAGAAAGTGAAGGTTGTGTATGAGTCGTGATGATTGGCATTATTTGTATAACCGTAAAGCCTGGAAACAATTACGCTTAGACCATTTATCAAAAGAGCCTCTGTGTGTGTTTTGTCAGAGAGATGGTAAGTTCACACCAGCAACAGTTGTTGACCATATCAAAGCACATAAAGGTAACTTAGATTTATTCTTTGATGCTAATAATCTTCAATCGCTTTGTAAGTTACACCACGACAGTACAAAACAAAAAGCAGAATTAAAACAAATTAATTATATTGGTTGCGATGAAAACGGTTTGCCGATTGACCCTGCACATCCTTTCAACTTGGGGAGGGGCGGGTAAAAAGTTCAGACTAAAAGTTCTAAATACCGCTTCGGGAACACTGTTAGATCGCTATTACAGTTTTTATCCCCTTTTTTAACACTTTAGGAGGGCTTTATGAGTAAGCGAAAGTTACGTGCTGATAGCTCGACCGCTAAAATGTTAGCCTCTCAAGCTGCACAAAAAACTCTCGAACCGCCACAAAAATTAACAAAAATTGAGATGCGGTATTGGGAAAGTATTATTACAAGTCGAGCGTTAGAAAGCTGGACACCTATTGATCAACAACGAGCAGTCAAACTCGCTAAATTATATGTAGAAATTGATGACTACGAGAAGGAATTAGCTACACAAGCTCGTCGTTGGGTAAAAACAGATACAGGCACAATGAAAATGCACCCATTGCATTATGTGATTGAAGATTTGTACAAGCGTGAAATTCAAATGTGCCGTAGCTTACAAATCCATAGCCGAGCAACTAATGGTGAAAGTCGTGATCAGGTCAAAACCAACCAACTTTACCAAGATGCCCGCACCGCTATTAATGATGATGACGGGTTAATTGCAAGGGTTCTTAACTAATGACAGTCGCAGAAAAAGTTATTGCGTTTATTGAGCGTTATTGCTTTGTGCCTGAAGGTTCATTAGTTGGTCAGCCGATTAGACTTGAAGAGTTTCAGAAAGAGTACATTTATGATGTGTACGATAATCCTAATGGCACAAGCCACGGTATTTTATCAATCGGTCGTAAAAATGGTAAAACAGCATTGATTGCATGTCTGTTATTAGCCCATTTAGTCGGGCCAGTTGCTATTTTAAATAGCCAGATTGTGAGTGGTGCACTGAGTAGAGAACAAGCTGCTCTTGTATTTAATCTTGCAGTAAAAATGATTCAGCTCAACCCTAAATTAAATGCACTTGTTGATGTTAAGCCAAGTGGAAAACGTTTGGTTGGCAGGCCAATGAATGTTGAATATAAAGCTTTAGCCGCTGATGGTAAAACAGCACAAGGCTTATCACCAGTATTAGCTATACTTGATGAAGTCGGGCAAGTTCAAGGTCCACAATCAGCATTTGTTGATGCGATCACAACTGCACAAGGTGCTCATAAAAACCCATTGCTACTAACAATCAGCACTCAAGCAGCAAATGATGGCGATTTACTCTCAATTTGGATTGATGATGCAATAAACAGCAATGATCCACATACAGTTTGCCACGTTTATAGTGCAGATAAAGATTTGAAAATCACTGATCCGAAAGCGTGGAAACAAGCAAATCCCGCATTAGGTGTTTTTCGTAGCGAAGATGATATTCGTAAACTTGCTGAAAAAGCTAATCGTATGCCAAGTTTTGAAAATACCTTCAGAAACCTAAACCTTAATCAACGAGTAAGTACCGTATCGACCTTTGTCAGTCTTGATGTATGGAAAGAGAATGGAAAAGAACAACAAAGCCCTGATGGTTTAACGGTGTATGGTGGTTTGGATTTGTCAGCTCGCACAGACTTAACCGCTTTAGTGCTAACTGCTAAAGGTTACGATAGCAGAGTCAATGTTTACTCATTCTTTTGGACACTTGAAATCGGTTTAGAAGATAGAGCAAAACGAGATCGAACACCTTACGATGTTTGGGCAAAGCAAGGTTTTATTCGAACAACACCTGGTGCAACTGTTGATTATGCCTATGTAGTACGTGATATAGCGGAGATCTTGAGTGATTTTGATATTGCAGCAATCGCTTTTGACCGCTGGCGGATTGATATTTTCAAAAAAGAAATGGAACTACAAGGGATTAACTTACCTTTAGTGCCATTTGGTCAAGGTTTTAAAGATATGTCTCCCGCAATAGATACCTTAGAAAGTGATTTGCTCAATGGACAACTACGTCACGGAATGCACCCCGTTTTAACAATGTGTGCAGCAAACGCAGTCTTGACTCAAGATCCGGCAGGTAACCGAAAATTTGAAAAGCACAAAGCAACAGGACGAATTGATGGAATGGTTGCTTTAGCAATGGCACGAGGTATTTCTGAAACGGCAGAAGTACCACAAGATATTGATTCATTTTTACAGGATATGATTATCGGATGAGTACATTAAATGATGCAGGCTGGTGGTCTCGTTTCTATGGACGTATATTTGGCGGTAGTAAACGCTTAGATAAAGGTTCAATAGCAGATCCATTTACTAGCCAAGCAAGTGGATCTGGTAGCCAAGTAACAGCAGAAAATGCCTTAAAACTGAGTGCGGTTTGGGCTTGCGTTCGATTACGTAGCCAAGCGGTTTCTTCTTTGCCACTACATCTAAGAGATAGTGACCGCAAAGCAGCAATAAAACACCCACTCTACAAAATTATCCACGACGCACCAAACGCAGATATGTGTGCGAGCGAATTTTGGGAAGCCGTTATTTCCAACCTTGATTTATGGGGTAATGCCTACTGTCGTATTAATCGTATTGGTGGTCGAGTGGTTTCGCTTGATTTATTCGATCCGCAGTATATGAGCGTGAGACGTGTTGATAGCGGTGAGATTATCTATAAGTACACAAAAAATAACGTAGATGGTGGGGAATATCGAGAAGAAGATATTCTACATTTCCGAGGTTTCACCCTTGACGGTCTGATTGGTCTGTCACCGATTGGCTATCAAGCTCAGGTGATGGGGTTGCAGATGTCTGCAAATGATGCTGCATCAAAAGCATTTCAAAATAACTTAAAAGCGGGCGGTTTCCTTAAAACAGGTGAACGAGTATTAAATGAAGATCAACGTAAACGGGTTCGAGAGGGACTAAGTGAGTTTGGCAAACCTGAAAATGCGGGAAAATGGATGGTGCTTGAAGCAGGAATGGAACCTGCAAATATGTCAGGAGCTTGGATTAACCCGCAAGATGCTCAGCTCTTAGAAAGCCGTTATTTTGGTATTGAAGAAATCTGTCGTGCTTTCATTGTTCCACCACAGTTAATTTATAGCACAAGTAAAGCATCTTCTTGGGCATCATCCTCTGAACAGATTAACCAAAACTTCTTAACTTACGGATTAACACCAACACTCAAACGAATTGAGCAAACCATCTCACGCAAATTATTGAAACCTGATGAACGAACAAAGTTCTATCCCCGTTTTAGTGTAGAAGGTCTACTTCGTGCTGATAGTGCTGGGCGTGCTAGTTTTTATACTGCAATGCTCCAAAATGGTGTAATGACTCGTAATGAAGTTCGAGCATTAGAAAATCTTCCACCTGTAACTGGTGCAGATCAGCTAACTGTTCAACTGAATTTAACGTCAATCGATAAAATTGGAAAGGAAACAGACAATGACAATTGAAGTTAAAGACCTACTTTTCAAAGCGGAAGCCGTCAAAGATGACGGCTTTTTTTCTGGCTATTGTAATGTTTTTGATGTGAAAGATGCTTATGACGAAATTGTTCGTCGAGGTGCATTCACGGAGTCCATTCAAGGTTGGAACGCACAAAACAAAATGCCACCTGTGCTTTGGAACCATGACCGAAATCAGCCTATCGGCGTATGGACTAAGCTTGTTGAAGATGAGCGTGGTTTATATGGCGAAGCTCGTTTGCTCATCAATGATGTGGCTCGAGCTAAAGAAATTCACGCCTTAATGCTTGCGGGTGCCATTGATGGGTTATCTATCGGGTATCGACTTAGTAAATGGGCATATAACGAAAAAGAAGATGCATTGGAATTACTGGCTATCGACCTAAAAGAAATTTCAGTCGTAACATTCCCTGCAAATGAAGAAAGTCGCGTTGATGTTGTGAAGTCTGCTTTAGCCAAAGGCAGTTTACCGACTCTCGCAGAGTTTGAGAAAGCCCTGAGAGATTTAGGGTTTTCAAAAAGCCAAGCAGTGACAGTTGCTAGTCATGGCTTGAAGAAACTTATTCAGGGCGAGCCTGAAAAAAATCAAATTAGCAACGCACTAACCATTATGAAATCAATTACTGGAGAACATTAATATGTCAGAAGCAGAAAAAACAATTGAACAGCTCGCCAACGAGTTTAAAAAAGCAACCGACCAAGTAAAAGGTTTGGGTGAAGAGTTACAAGGTAAAATGGCAAATAATGAGAAAGGCTTAGAAGGCTTAAAAGAAAAAGTTGATGAAGCTCTTAACTCAATGTCTGATGCCAAAAGCCGTTTAGACGAATTAGAACAAAAAGCTGCACGCCGTGGTGGCGGTGAGCAAATGGAAAAATCCATTGCTCAGCAATTAATGGAATCTGACTCGTTTAAGTCTTTTGCCTCCGACCCACGTACAGGTAAATCAGCATATTTATCCGTGAAAGCAACTATCACTAGTGCCACAACGAATGCTGCTGGATCAGCAGGTGCTTTAATTACTGAGCATCGTTTACCAGGAATTGTAACACCACCTCAAACTATTTTAACGTTGCGTGATTTATTAGCACCAGGTAATACATCAAGTAACGCAATTACTTTCGTGCGTGAAACAGGCTTTACCAATAATGCAGCACCTCAAGCAAACGAAGGCGATAAAAAAGCCCAATCTACATTGCAATTCGGTGAAGAAACTACACCTGTAAAAACCATTGCTCATTATATTAAAGCCTCTCGCCAGGTTTTAGATGATGCTCCAATGCTTGAAAGCCATATCAACGGACGCTTAATTTATGGTCTTAAATTAAAAGAAGATCGTATGCTGTTAAATGGTGATGGTTCTGCTGGCGGATTAACGGGTTTAATGACTAAAGCAACGGCATTTGCTGATCCTGCAAAATTAGCGACTTATACCATCATTGACCAACTACGCTTAGCCTTGCTACAAGTTATGCTTGCTGAGTATCCGTCAAATGGCTTTGTTCTAAACCCTATTGACTGGGCGAAAATTGAGTTAGAAAAAGATGGTCAAGGTCGTAATATTATTGGCAATCCACAAAGTTTAGCTCAACCGACTTTATGGGGAGTTCCAGTTGTTCAAACACAGGCAATTGAAGCAAACCAATTCCTAACAGGTGCATTTAATTTAGGTGCTCAAATCTTTGATCGCCAACAATCAGGTATTGCGGTATCAACAGAGAATGAAGACGACTTTGTGAAAAACTTGGTTACTATTCTTTGCGAAGAACGTTTAGCATTAGCCATCTACCGCCCTGAATCATTTGTAAAAGGCACACTAGCTGCGAAAACTAAGTAACCTTTAAGCCCCTTAAATGGGGCTTTTCTTTCTGGGAATAATCATGCTAATCAATATTGAACTGATTAAACAACATTGTCGCATTGATCACGATAGTGAAGATGAGTTGCTCAAACAATATGAATCTGCAGCGAAAAAATACATTGAAAGACAGTTAGACCGTAATTTGTATTCGGATAACGTGCCTGAAGATGATTCTAAAGGTTTAATTGCTGAGCCTGACATTAAGCAAGCTATGTTGATGACTATTGCACACTGGTATGAACATCGCGAAAGTGTTGTTGTAGGAAGTATAACTTCAACAGAAATTGAAGAAGGTGTTTGGCGGCTTATCCAACCTTACCGAATTATGGGGGTATAAATGGAAATTGGAAAATTACGCCATTGCATCACATTGCAACAACAAATTAACACCCAAAATGATTACGGTGCTTTTGTTACGACGTGGCAAAACATAGCAACCGTATGGGCAGAAATCAAGCCAATTTCGGGGCGAGAGCTTAACTCGGCAAATCAAACCCACGCAGAGACTACGGTGCAAATTTGGCTCCGTTATTTGCCGAACCTTGATCACACAATGCGGGTTAAATTTAGCGACCGCCTATTTGAGATTGTGGCAATCCAAAACTGGCGGGAGCTAAACCGAAGCCTCTTACTGCATTGTAAGGAACTAACGAATGGCAACACTTAACGTCAAAGTCGAAGGGTTAAAAGAGCTAGGGCAGAAAATGCAGCAGCTCGGCAAAAAAGCCTCAAATCGCATTGCGGTAAAAGCAATGCGACAAGGTGGTGCGATAGTGCGAGATACTGCACGAGCTAAAGCCCCAGTATTGCAACAAAATGTACCACATAGAAAGAAAGGCACATTGAAAAAAGCCATTACTGCCCGAACCAAAATCAAAAACGGCAAAACAGAAACGATAGTTTGGGTTAAGAAATTAACCGATAAACAAATTAGCCGTTTCAAAGGCAAAAGCGGGAAAGGTGGGGCTTACAACCCTAACGATCCGTACTATTGGCGATTTGTTGAGTTTGGTACAAGTAAAATGCCAGCAAAGCCATTTATGCGACCGGCATTTGAACAAAGCAAACAGCAAGCGGCTAAAGCCATTACCGATACGCTCCGCACCGAAATCCACAAGGAGGCAACTTCTTGATTCAAAATGAACTCTACTCTGCCCTGAAATCGCTTGTTTCAGGGCGTTGTTTTTATGAGGTTATTCCTGAAACCAACACAGAATACCCTGTGATTGTGTATCAATTTCCTAACATCTCGCCCAATTCCGCCCTAATTGATAGCGAAATGGACGATTACACCGTTCAAATTGATATTTACAGTCGCAATCCTGATGATATTTTTCGACTGCGTAAAAAAGTAATAGAGGCAATCGAAGAGACATTTAATTTTGCCGAACGAGTAGCCGATTTCAGCGATTACGAAGCTGAAACCAAACTCCATCGGCGAATGTTTACTTATCAAATAGCTTATGAGGACTAAACTATGGCTAAAACTACCCCATTTAAAGGTACAAAATTCCGCATTGGTGTAGGCAAGGAAGGGCAAAAAGCGATCACCGCCATTACCCTTGCTACCGCCACATTAACTATCGCTAGCTCAGGCTACAATAAAGGCGATGCAATTGAAATTACTGGCTGTGGCCAACTTGACGGCGTTTACCCTGTTTTATCGGTAACTGGTGATCAGGTTAAACTCTGTGAAGAAGTGAACTGGGAAGGTAAAGACCTACCAAGTAGCTACACTCAAGCAAAAGCCGCACGAGTGCAATTCTCCGCTCAATTCTGTGCGGTAAAAAACATTGAAAAATCTGATGATACGTTAAGTACCGAAGATGTTACAACGGTCTGCTCGGAAGGTACAGAAACCGAACCCAGCGAAATTGAATTTGGCTCAATTAAACTGAGCTTTTTCCACAAGCCAAGTACGGAAATGCAAACCCGCTTACGCAAATTGTTTTATGACAAATCAACCTTTGCGTATAAATTAGAATTACCTGATAACCACGGCACAACCTATGGCGAAGGCTTTATTGAAGCAGGTAACGGCTTTAGTGGCGAAGTTAAAGGTAAGTATGAAGGCTCGGTATCGATTAAACCAAGCAAGCGTGATTACTTATTAGTGTAATTGCAAAATATCGCTACAAATTAACCGCTTGTAATATTGCAAGCGGTCTTTTTTATCCCAAATTTTACAAAAGGAACGAACAATGACACTTCGTGAAAAACTCCTTGCCAACAAACCGAAATTACAAACTATCGACATTAACAGCGATACTTATTACTTGCGTGAAGCCACTGTTGGCGATATGAACAAGCAGATTTTTGAAACCCGTAGCTGGTTAATCCAACAAGCCGAACAAGAAAATGTTGAATTACCACCGGAAGACGATAAGACCTTTGAAGAAGCCTTAAATCGTTTTGGCGAAAAATACCGCTTAGCACAATCGGTGGCTTACCGCTTATGTGATGAAAACGGTGTATTATTGTTTAATCCTCTCGACATTAACGATCTGAATGCCATTGCGGAATTAGACAGCAAAGTAATTATCGATTTTAATCAAGCCGTATCAGCCCCAAAAGACTCAGCGAGCGAAGAAAGTTCCAACTAACCCTTTCGCTCGCCTTAGGCAAAACCCTTGCTGAAATCGAGCAAATGCCCGAACGCCATTTTGCCGAATATCAGCTCTTCTACCAAGAACAACCATTCGGGCTGTGGCGGGAAGACTACCGCACCGCCCAACTCGCCCACTTAACGGCAATGATAAACCAAGATCCAAAAGGTAAAGCTCCCGAATTAGCGGAGTTTATGCCGTTTTTCAACCGTAATGATGAGCAAGAAATGGAAGATGATGGCGTAGCGGATTATTTGGCGAAACGATAGACAACTTCCCCACAGGTAAAATTTTGTTAAAATGACCACTTGCGATTTTGTGTTGTGTGCGATATAGTTGATAAAAAGTCATTAAGGATAGGAGGTAAAATATGGCATTTATCTTTGCTGGTATTGTAGTATTTTGGTTGTTCCATCGCCAAGCATTACTGCAAGCTATTTTAGCCTTCGCCTTTTTTGTAGGATTACATTTTATTGCACCGGAAAATACGCCTGAATTCCCGTGGAAAGCTATTTTCTTCTTTTCTATTGGAGCGTTGATCATTGTTATCCATCTTTTTTACAAAAAATGAAAAGAAAAGTGTCGTGGAACAACAAGCAGATAGATGGTTTGAAGAGCAAGCAAGATTGGATCAAATTAAATTTCAGAAGTAGCAAGAAGAACAGTATAAATCTTCTTAAACATTAAATAGCATATCAGCCGTTAGGTTTACCCCTAACGGCTTTTTTATTGGAGAAAACAATGAGCGGATTAGGAAAATTAACCGTTACCTTAGAACTGGAAAATGTCAAATTCCAATCGGCATTGCTCAAATCTGATTATGAAGCTCAAAAATTTGCTAAAAACTTTATCCAAAATATGGATAAAGCCAAAAGTCACGCAAAAGAATTTGCCGATCGTTCTACAAAATATCTCCAAACGATAGAAAAAGCAGCTAAAAATATCAATAAAAACACAGAATGGGCTTGGTGGAGTGCTGCTGGAAAAGAAATCGGAAAAGTAGGTAGCTACATCACTCAAGCTTCCAAAGCCTATACTGATATTCATAACAAAATGAAGCTAGTCAGCAACAGTTCCGCAGAAGCAGCTTTACGTTTAACAGATGTGTTCGATATTTCGATGAAAACCAGCCAAAGCACCGAAGCCGTGGCTGGTGTCTATCAAACCTTTGCGACAAATGCCCAATCGCTAGGCTTAGCTCAAAAAGATGTTGCGGAATTAACTAAAACGGTTTCTCAAGCCGTTGCTGCAAGCGGTGCAAGCAGTTCTGCTGCAAGCAATGCCCTAACCCAATTTGGTCAATCGCTTTTAATGGGCAAAATGAAAGCCCAAGAATTTAACTCGCTCATTACTCAAACTCCAACTATTGTTCAAGCAATGGCAAAAGGCTTGGGAATGACAATGGCAGAATTTAAAGCAGCAGTAGATGATGGAAAAATCAGTACTGTTGAGATGGTCAAAGGCTTAAAAAATTCGAGCAGCTATGTTGATGAATTAGCCGGTAAAATGGGCGTAACCCTTGACGGGGCAATGACTAACCTTTCTACAGCATTCACCAAATGGGTGGGAGAAACCGATAATGCGTGGGGAGTTTCCCGCCAATTTGCGGAATCTATCAACACATTAGCTCAGAATTTAAATGCCGCCGCCCCTTATGCTCTTAGCTTGGGAGCAGCATTAGGAGGAATGCAACTCGGTAAAGCAGCAGAACAGACTTGGACACTAATAAATGCGAAACGGCAAGAAGTATTAGAAAGCCAAAAACAAGCTCAAAATATCTTGTTTAAAACAAAAACAAGAATGCAAGAGGTTGCCCAAGAACTAAAAGCCACACAAGCCTACATTGCCAATCTTCAAGCTCAAATGAGTTTAGCCAGAACCGAACAGCAACGAGCTCTGATTACCCAAGAGCTGCATATCCAAACCCAAAGAGAAACAGCCCTGATCCAACAACAAACCGTGGCAATTAAAGCACTTGAAACGGCACAAAACCAAGCCAATGTTGCAAAACGAATGGGGGCTGGCTTGATGACGGCTCTTGGCGGCCCTTGGGGTATTGCAATGGGGATTATTGCTGCTGGTGCAATAGCGTTATTTGACTGGTCTCAAAAGGCAAATCAAGCCCGTGAAGAAGCTCTCCGTTATGCCGATAGCTTAGATTCGGTTCGAGCAAATATTGAAAAAATGACTAAGGCTCAAACTGATGCGGAAATGGTTAAACTCTCTCGCTCAATCCGTGAGCAAGAGTCCGCATTAGCTGATTTAAAACAACGCCAAGCTGAACTCACACGAGAAATTGAGCAGGGAGCTACAGTTTTAGATGATGCCTTTGGTGCTGGTGTTAGACTAGAGAAAAGTGCGAAAGATTTAGCGAAAGCACAAGAAGAATTAAAGTTAGTTACTGCTGATGTTGAAAAAACCCAAAATACGTTAAATGCCAGTTTAGAAGCTCAAAAAGCCTTACAAGCACACGTGCAAATCGCTAATCTAAGAGATGAATTTGTCAAATTATATCCTCATATTGACGAAAGCCAAATCAAACTTGATGGTTTAAATCTGGCTATTGGTCATTTTACCGTTAAATCGCCCGAAATGGTGATTGCCGCGAATAATATCGCAAATGCACTTGGCGGAGTTGCTGGCGAGGCGATGAGGGCTGCTGTCCTTGTCGCTAATCTGTCTAATATGAAATTAGATATCGATGGTGCTGCGGTTATCGACCCGAAACATCTTGAAAAAATTGAGCAAATTGAACGTAATAATGCGATTGGTTCGGCTAAAGGTAAAGATAAAATTGCATTGCAAGTCAAAGATGCAATGATTAAATCGGGCTTGAAAGAGGGTGATGCAGGATATGAGCGACTAAAAGCCGCGTATGAGCAACAATTTACACGGCAAAATGCCCCTAAAGATAGGGGGAGAAGTGATGATTCGGCGCGTTATGGTGGGCATTATCAAAACCAAGTAGCGGAGATGACAAATCGCTTGGCAAGTCTAAAAGCGAACGCCGCAGATATTACCATTTTCGGTCAAGTTTCCGACTATCAAGAAGTCCGCAAATTGACAGAAGATATTGCCATCAACGCAGAAAAGTACAAAGGTTACGGTGAGCAAGGTGTTGCAAGGCTCAAAGAGTTAGCCGCTAAAATTGATTCTGAACAACAACTTTTAGCTATTGAGCAATTCCAAGTAGATCACGATAAAAAACTCAAATCAATGCAATTTGAGCTTGATTTACTTGGTAAAACTCGTACTGAAAAAGAATTGCTACAATTCAGCAATCAACTAGATTTAGAAACTGAACGTCTAAAAATCAATATGACTAAAGAGAACATTGCTCTGCTAGATGAAAAAATTGCCAAAATTAAGGAAGAATACAAACTACACCAGAAAAAGCAGGAAGAAACTCGTGCTTCTGCAATGATGGGAATAAAAGAAGGCTGGAATAATATAGAAGCTGATGTCAGCAATGTAGCGGCAAATGTTGCCAATATTACTCAAAACACCTTTGACGGAATGGCTGATAACCTCAATAACTTTATTATGATTGGTAAAGCGGATTTCCGAAGTTTCGCTCAATCGGTGCTAAATGATATTAGTAAAATGCTGATTAAAATGGCGTTATTTAATGCGATTAAGCAAGGTATGAGCTTTATGGGCTTTTCTGACGGCGGTTTAGTAGGTGGCTCATTCGCTATTGGCGGCTACACTGGCGATGGCGGTAAATACACCCCAGCCGGTATTGTCCACAAGGGCGAATATGTTATCACTAAAGAGGCTACCTCTCGTCTTGGTTTAGATTACTTGAATTATCTTAACTATGGCAAGCGTGGTTTTGCCTCTGGCGGCGGTGTTGCTGTGCCTCGTGTGCCGTCATCATCTTATCAGCCTAAATCGGCTCAAAGTAGTATCAGCGTACAGGTCATCAATAATGGTGAGCCAGTAGATGCCAAAGTCAGCCAAAAACAGCAAGGCGAGCAAACGCAAATTACCGTTGAGTTAATGCGTAAAATTGCCCGCCAAGAGGCTAACGGAATGATTCAGAACAACTTTAGAGCAGGAGGAGTATTTGCCTAATGGAAACATTAAAATGGTGCGTTCGCACTGATTTATCGGTGGAAAATGACCCAAAGGTGGCGGAAGTGGCTTTTGGAGATGGTTACACCCAACGCTCGCCCAAAGGGTTAAACAATCTGTTGCGAACCTATATTGGCACAATTAAAGTGAAAAAAGGGGAACATTTAGCGGTAGAGGCATTTTTTGCTAAACATCGAGGTGTTTCTCCTTTTTATTTTAAAGATCCGTACACACAACAAAACAAAAAAGTAGTGTGTAGCAATTGGCCCGCAAAAATGGTGGGCTTAAACCATTGGGAATTTAGTGTAACATTCAAGGAAGTACCATAATGCCAGTAAGCATTTCAAACCAAATGAAACTCGACCTCGCCAAACTTGAGCAAAATGCAATGCTTGACTTGTACGAGGTGGATTTACGCAATCTGAAAGATAAAAGCGGTAATGCTGGCCCAGTTTACCGCTTTTATTCAGGATTAAACGAACTGAAAACGAGTATTGTGTGGCAAGGTCGAACTTACGACCCTTACCCTATTGAGGCAAGTGGTTTTGAGCGTAACAGCAGCGGTCCAAGCAACCGTCCAACCTTGATCCTCTCCAATCTGTTTGGAATGATTACGGGTATTGCTAATCAGTTTGATGAATGTATCGGGGCGATTGTCCGCCGTCATCAGGTTTACGCACAATATTTAGATGCGGTAAACTTTGCTGACGGTAATGTCAAAGCTGATCCTAATCAAGAAATTATCAGCCATTTTGTGATTGAACAGCTCTCTAGACTCACTCGTGAAACGGCAACCTTTACGCTTGCCTTACCGATTGAAACCGATAATGCAAAAATCCCTAGCCGAATCATTATGGCGGATACCTGCACTTGGATTTATCGCTCCTCTGAATGTGGTTACACAGGGAAACGATATTTTGACGAAAAAGACAAGCCAACATCAGATCCAAAAGCCGATAAATGTAATCATTGCTTGAGCGGTTGTAAATTACGAGGCAATCAACGTAACTTTGGTGGGTTTGTATCGGTAAATAAATTGGGGTAAACAATGATCTTGGAACAACAAATCATCGACTACGCTCTCAAACACGAACCGCACGAAATGTGCGGTTTTGTTGTTTTTGACGGTACAAAAAATCGATTTATCCCTTGCGAAAACCAAGCAGAAGACAAAGCCAATTACTTTGAAATCTCCGATTTGGATTACATAAAAACAGAGGAAAAAGGCAAACTGGTGGCGGTAGTCCATTCACACCCCGAGCCAAACGGCAAGCCTGTGTTATCCACTCTTGACCGTAAAATGCAGGTACAAACTGGGTTAAATTGGTGGTTGGTGCATAATCAACAAATCCACAAATTCCGCAATGTGCCACATTTAATCGGGCGTGAATTTAAACACGGTGAGATGGATTGCTACACGCTCTCTCGTGATGCCTATATGTTGGCTGGGTATGAGATGGACGAATTTGAACGCACAGATGACTGGTGGCACGCAAGGCAAAATCTTTACTTGGATAATATCCAAGGGCAAGGTTTTGAGCGAGTGGAAACCCCACAAATCGGCGATGTGATTTTAATGCAAGTAGGGGCGGATGTGCCGAACCACGCCGCTATTTATATTGGCGAGCAAATGGTAATCCATCATAGTCCAAACCGTCTATCCAAACGGGATTTATACGATGGTTACTGGCTACGCCATACTCACAGTATTTGGCGGCATAAATTAGCGGATAAGTTGGATTTTGACGGCGTATTGAATGATATTGCAGTAAATAATTAGTAAAAAATAACCGCTTGTAGCGAGGAAATATGGTTACAGTTAAATTTTACGGACAGCTTAAAAAATTCGGGACAGACTTTAAACTGGATGTTAAAGATACCGCAGAAGCTATCAGAGCCTTATGCTCACAGCTTACTGGCTTGCGTGAAACGCTACGAGATGGCATATATAAAGTCCGAATTGGTAAACAATATTTAGATGCTTCAGCCCTTGAAAAAGGGCTTTTTTATTGCCTGAAGAAAGGGCAAACCATCCATTTTACGCCCGTGATTCAAGGGGCAAAGCGCGCAGGCGTATTTAATGTTGTGTTAGGTGCGGCATTAATTGGAGCATCATTTTTTATCCCTGCAGCTGGCTTGCTTGGTGGTTTGATTACAAAAGGGATGGTGATAGGGGTAGGTGCCTCAATGTTGCTAGGTGGTGTGTCTCAAATGCTGACTAGAATGCCCAAAGCCCCCAATATGGGCAATGAAAAAGAAAAAGAAAGCTCCACCGCTTTTTCGAATTTGAATAACTTAGTCGCACAAGGCAAGCCTGTACCGTTGGCGTATGGCTTGATTAGAACAGGTTCACTGGTGATTTCACAAGGCGTGGAAACGATGACAATTAAAGAGAATCAACCAGCAAGTAATAAGAAAAAATCGTTTAGGAGGTAAGTTATGCGTATTTACGGTGCAAAAGGCGGCGGCGGTGGCGGGCATACTCCGATTGAAGCACCAGAAACGGGACGATCAAAACAGATCGTTAATATCGTTGAGTTGCTCTGTGAGGGTGAAATTGAAGGCTTGGCTGATGGCTTTAAATCGATTTACTTAGACAAGACCCAAGTCCAAAATGAGGATGGCAGCTATAATTTTAATAATGTGAGCGGTCAGTTAAATGTTGGTACGCAAGATCAAGATGTGTTAGATGGTTACGATAGTTCACAGAATGAAGTGAATGTTGGTGTAGAAGTCAAGAAAAAAAACGGTGCAATCGTCCGCACCGTTACTGATGAACGCATCAGCCGTTTGCGTTTAACGTTGGGCGTGCGGTCACTATTCCATCAAAATAATCAAGGCGATACCAATACCACCAATGTTGATTTAAAAATCACGATTGGCACACGGCAATATTCGCATAGCTTTAACGGCAAATACAGCTCGCAATACCTTGAATCTGTGGTGTTTGATAACCTGCCGCCTGTGCCGTTTAATATCTCGGTTGAACGTGTAACGGACGACAGCAATTCGCAACGCTTACAAAATGGTACAATTTGGAGCAGTTACACCGAAATTATCGATACTGAATTTACCTATCCGAACTCTGTGGTAGGGGGGATTAGCTTTGATTCTGAATATTTTAATAGTATCCCGACCCGCAACTACCTAATTAAAGCGAAAAAGGTCAAAGTACCAAGTAACTATGACCCGATTGCGCGTACCTATAACGGCTTTTGGGATGGGACATTTAAGATTGCGTGGACAGATAACCCTGCGTGGGAAATCTACGATTTAGCCCCAATCTTGAGCAAAATGCTCGGTGTTGAAATTAGCTTTGATAAATGGGCGTTGTATGATGTCTCACGCTATTGCGATCAACTTGTGCCAGACGGTATGGGCAGGCAAGAACCACGTTTTACCTGTCATGTATGGCTGACTGAGGTAAAAAGTGCCTATGACTTATTAAATGATTTCTGCTCGGTATTCCGTGCGATACCGATTTGGACAGGCTCGGAAGTATCAGTCATTATCGACCGACCGCGTGATCCAGTTTGGACTTATACTAATGCCAATGTGGTGGGTGGTTTTGAGCGCTCGTATTCCGCCCGAAAATCCCGCCATAACGCAGTGCAAGTGACCTATTCGGATAAAAAGAATGGCTATGAAAGAGCGATTGAATATGTTTCAGATGATGAAGAAATCAAAAAGCACGGCTTGAATTTAAGCCAAGTGACCGCTTTTGGTTGTACTTCTCGAGGGCAGGCTCACCGCACAGGTAAATGGATTTTAGAAACCGAAAAACGAGAAAAAGAAACCATCACCTTTACTGTGGGACGTGAAGGCTTAATGCATTTACCAGGTGATATTATCCGTGTGGCAGACAGCCACTATGCAGGGACAGAAATTGGCGGACGAGTGCTGGCGATTAATGGGCAAAAAGTCACGTTAGACCGTGAAATTACCATTGATAATGCCAGCTATTTTACTTATATCAATGCTGAGGCAACACACTCAACCATCAAAATCCAATCGGTAAATGGTACGGAAATCACCCTTAGTAGTACTCCAACAGGTCTAGAGGTTTACGGCGTATGGTCGCTATCCACTCAGCAGATTACATCTGGGTTATATCGATCGATTTCGATTGTGGAAAATGCCGATGGTACGAATACCATTACCGCCCTGCAGCACGAACCGCAAAAAGAAGCGATTGTAGATGAGAGTGCAATCTTTGAACCGTTGCCCGCAACAACTCATTATAGTTTGCTACCTGTTACCAGTCCAGAAATCGGGGTCGATGGTAGTGGGGTGATATTAAATTTCTCTGCCCCCACTTTTGTGGGACAAGGATTGAGATACCAAGTTAAATTATTTCGCAATGGTAAGTTTTATCAACTTTATGATGATTTGAAAGAGCCTAATCTTGCGTTTGCTAATTTACCAAATGGTGACTATGTAGCAGAAATTCGGGCTAAAGATGGGCAAGGGCGACTATCGGACGCGGTCAGTAAAACCTTTAATATAAACTTTGTTGTTAGCGAGCTGGTTGCTCTCCCTAAAATATTCGGGATTGGTTTATCTTGGAAAAATCCGATTTATGCTCCACCTAACTCCGCCATTGAAATTTGGGTGTCAAAACAAAACCGCTTTGAAACCGCTCGTAAATTGGTGAGTTTAGCGTATCCCACCAACAGCTATACCTACGATGGCTTAGAGGTGACAAGCACCTACTATTTTTGGTTGAGAATGGTGGATAATATAAATAGCACAGCAGGTGCATTTACTGAAGCCGTTGAAGGTGTGCCAGAGCAAGGGGGAGATAAAATTGTAGGCTATCTACAAGGGAAAATCACCGAAAGTACGTTAGGGCGAGAGCTAATACAATCATTACAAAACAATGTGGATAATTCTGTCGCCTTAGAAGCACAAGCACGAGCAGCTGCAATCGCAGCAGAAGCGAATGCCAGAATGCAAATGACCAATGATGTGAATGCTAATATTACTGCTGCACGTCAGCAAATTGCGTCAGCTATCCAAGATATCGGGGTGTTGCAACAGTCAGAACATACCAAAACCCAAGAGATAACTAATCTAACGCAAAAAGTGGGTAGACAGACGGCAGATGTGCGTGAATTAGCAATAACCACAAGTGATTTATCACAGAAATATGGTCAAATTAAGAGTCAGACAGACAATGCAGCAAGCGAGATAACAACGATTAAGCAAGCTCAATCGAATCAAGCTAATAACGTTGAACGTCTCACCTCACGATTTGATAATGTGATGTCGAGCCAAAACCTATTAAGCAACACTCTCAATAAGACAACCACAGCGTTTTTGCTCGGAGCATACCCGATTGGTCGTACGCTGTCAGAAGGGCAAAAAGTTATCATCAAGGCGACAACAGCTCCACCCCAACGAGTACAGATTTACAACTCCTCGTCACGAGGAGTTAATCAGATTGGTCAGATAATGGCTGACGGCACCCCCAATGAGCTTGATTGGGTTGTAGGCAATGGCGGTAATAATAATCTACACATTTATCGTACTAACATACGAGATAGAACAACGATTACGCTAAGTGATGTGAGCTTAACGTTACCTGATAATGCCTTAGCTGATGTAGTGGCGGAATTATCCGAACACAAACGGACAGTTGCAACGCAAACCCAATCCTTGACTTCAAAAACAACCCTGTTGGAAAGCAGTCTTGCAGGCAAAGCGAACGTATCAGCGTTATCAAACCTAGAAAGTAGGGTGACTCAAGTAGATGGACGCATTACATCAGAGGCAAGAAAAGTTGAGCAGTTAAGCAACCAGCTACCAGGCAAAGCGAACGTTTCGGCGTTATCGACCCTGGAAAGTAGAGTAAACCAACAGGGTAGTCAAATACGGCGATTTGACCAAGTAACAAATGAGTTGTTTAATAATGAGCGTCGTTTACGAGGAGAAGTAAGTCAACTTAGCAAAACGATAACAGACCTAAATACTCAAGAAGTTGTGAGTACACATACCATCAAAACTGAGGCGATCTCGGGTGGACGTACTGCAATTGCAGGTATTGCACTCGGTGCCAGTGCAAACGCACGCACCGTTGAATCCAGTGTAATTGTGATGGCTGATAAATTCGCTGTGGTAAAAAATGCACAGGATAATAGCGTAACCCCCGTTTTTTCTGTGGTGGACGGTAAAACAGCGATGAATGGTGACTTAATCGCTAATGGCACTATTCTTGGTCGTCACCTTAAGGCAAATCAGACGATTACCTCTCCAATCATTAACGGAGGTCAAATTGTGGGTAATGTTATCACGGGCAGTACAATTACAGGGGCAACAATTGAAGGTGGTACGATTCGGGGTGTTAGGATAGAAGGAGTAACAGGTAAATTCGAGGCGGAGCTGGAAGTTAAAAGACTTGTTGGTGGTAATATCTTTGATTTTGGTAGCTTTAATGCAAAATATGTGAGACAAGATTATAAACATAAGTATAAAAATGGCAAAAGTGCTTATGACACATACAAACTGTATAGAACTACTGTTTTTATCCCGAAAACCAAAGTGAGACGTCGGTTTAGGTTAACTCAAGAGCCTAAGGGGCATAGTCTTGATAAAACCATATATGGTACCAGCAGCAACCCTGATCCACAGATTATACATTTCCCAGCGTGGGAAGATGATAGCTATAGCATAGCTCCACAGGCTATAAATAGCGGTGTTGGTGTTTGGATACTTGAGCCTAACAAAGATTATACCGCAACTTGCGAGGTGTGGTGTAGAGGCGATAACGCAGGTGCTGTCGCAAAGTATGAATGTATTCTGTTCGATCAATCAACTTTAATCACTCAACTATAAGGAGTAAAAATGAAAAAAACGATATTAGCTTTATTTTTCGCAAGTGTGTTAGCTGCTTGCTCTACTCAATATAAGCAAGATTACACAGCAACACCAACATTTTGCTATCAACTGTCTCCACAAGAGCAAATGCCAGGTAAAAACTGCATTGGATCTGGTGGTCACGCAGGTTAAGCAAACCAGCTTACAATATACTCAACCGCGCTTTTATCAAGCGGTCTTTTTTTATCAACAATCTGCAAAAGGACAATCTTATGACTAAATTTATCGAAAAAGTAATCGAAGATCAAAATACAGGAGCCGACGTAAAATACCACGAAATCACGGCATACAGTGTTGATTTTAAGTATAATTTTGCGACCGTAACAATAGATAGCTACATATCGAAAAAAACAAAGGAGAGCGGGAAAGCCGCAGTAGGCGCACCTACCATATTGCACATTAATAATGTCCCGCCTACGCAAGAGTGCATCATTGATTGGCTGTGTAATCAACTCATCCAAGCTGTACCAGATGATTTCCAACCACAAAATTATGATGGTTATGTAAATCCATATATGTTTTCTGGGGGCAAGGTGAAAGAAACAACAGAAACTAAATAAAACATTACTGTATGAGGGGGCTGAAAATGCCCCTGAAAAATTCAGGTGTGATTATTATCTTGATAATTTTAGGGAGTGAAAATAGAATTGAAGGAGGTGGGATTTTGTGACTAATTTGTGACTAAATTACACCAATTTATAGCAAAAAGATGCAAATATACACGGTGCTTTAGATTGGGATTGCTCTATAAGTCTTTGTTTATATTAAATATTTTAATTGGATCTATTTGTAATTAACGGGCTTCTAAGGCGTGGGTCAAAGGTTCGAATCCTTTAGGGCGTGCCATTTAATCCTTTTAAATTCAATCACTTACATACTACGCAACTAGTTTTAATCTTGGTTAATTTTGCGAATGTACCGTAAATTTCAACCCTGTTTGCGTGTTCCAATAGGTGATCTGCATTTAAATGGGCGTATTTTTTAACCATTTCTGTTTTTGATGAAGTAAAACGCCCGCAAGTAGCGAAGGGCTCTGCCGCAGAGGGGGATTGGGCTAGAAAAAATCTAACAGAGGCCATCAAGCTAATGCGGGAGCAAGGGATAGCGAAAAGTGATGCGCTGATTGGGACTCAATTCAATCAACTGCCGACAAATTGGTTGAGGGTTTTAGCAAAATATTATGCCATAACAGACCGCTACAGTTATCGGGATGTACAGGAAGTTCTTAAAAATAGGTAAAATCAAACTGCCCATTTAGGCGCTTCATGTCTCGACTAGATGTATAGACATTTACGACAATCAGAAATACATCCTATACGAGCATTATAATACTGAATACGTAGTTTTTAACTACATAGTCTTACTTCTGTGGTTGTTTTTGTTCCCAGTTATCATAATCTCCTGAACCAGCAGCTTTGCTGAGTAGATAGTGTCCCGGAATTTCTTTCTATGAAAGGATGAATCCAGTCGCTAATCGTAATTTAGGTAAGTGGTCTGAATCTGGCTATATGGTCTATGGGATGACTCTGCTGTTTGTGAATCAGTCAAGTGGACTTCCTAATAATGTGTTTCATAAGTATGAAATATTATTTTCTTTTCTCCAATGCTCTACGAATAATCTCACTAACTGACTTAGGTTCAATGCCAGCGCGTTTGTTTCTTAATGCCTCATCCTCTAATTCAAGGAGTAACGACTTTGGTAAAGAGAAACTGGTTCTGACAAGGATATTATCGCTGTCGCTGTTTTGTGTTGAGCCATAAGGTTTATCAACGAGTCTTTCAACCTCTTCTCTGGTTATAGTAGGTTTTTTAACGCCATTGGAATACCTCACCTAATAGTGATAGAACTTCATTCTTAGCTAGCTCATTGCTAGTTTCTAGAACAGATTTTCCTTCGCTCATCACATCGCGATAGACTTTCCTATAATGAGCAACAGATTCAAGGATATGAAATTCTTGGAACTCACTCACAAACTCAATAAATTCGGCACGTTCTTTTTCTCTCAAAAGTGGATTAGTCGTTGCCATTGTTTGGTAGCAATAAATCTGTAAATTGGGGTTAAGGTTACGAATACCATCGACCTGAACTTTAAGTTCGATTAAGGTGTCGAGATCAAGCTGTGAACATTGGTGTGGAGCAATAATAAAATCGGCAACTACACCTCCTGTCACTAGTTCCTTGCTATTTCTACCTGCTACATCGACAATCACAACATCAAATTTCTCATTAAGTTGTTTAAGCGTCTGAGATATGTTATCCCGTTTCTCAATCAGTGTTATACTCGGTTCTATCTGACTAATCTCTCTCTCCAT